TAATACCAAACTCAGTCTGGTCTCTTAATTATCGTCCATATTGCGACCCTACTGGAATGGTTAAGGTTTCTAATTTTTGGGCCGATATATATCTAGCAAGCGAAGGTACAGGAACATGGCCTGATACTGAATTAGTAAGTGAGTATAATGCGCTTCCTGTCAGCGGTACAGAAGATTATAACTGGTATGATTTTGCTAGAGGATTTTCTAATGTTAATAAGCGGATGCTTGATTATCAAGAATGGATACAAGCGGCTTATGGAAGTCCGGAAGGCCACGATGGGGATAACAATGCCGCCTGGTCTGCTACAAGCAACAGCGACAGGACAGAGACAGGAACTGTGGAGCAAGCAGTATCATGTTATAACCTTGTTGATTGCGCTGGTAACCTCTGGGAAACACTTAATACCTTTGGAGACTCTTCTTCTGGGTCCTGGAATGACTCACTAAGAACAGGTAAGGATAGCAGCTTCCAATTAGGGGAAATATATAGCTCAATAAGAATGGGAATCGCTGGCGGGCATCGGAACAGCGGCTCCGGCTGTGGGTCGCGCACGCTCCACTTGAACAATGAGCCTTCCCTCGTGCACACTCATATTGGCTCCCGCGGCGCCTGTGATCATCTGTCAGTCTGATAATCTGGAAATGGGTTTGGGTTAGACTTTGAATTTGAGGAGTGGTGATTTGGCAGACACAGAAGATTTAATAATATTTCAAAAGCATTATGATTTTATGTGTTACTTTTTCCCGGTGATAGATAATTTTCCAAAACGCGAAAAATTTACTCTATGCACTAGATTGAAAAATAGAGTTTATAAAATACTTGATCTTATTATAGATGCTAATGAAACCCAGGGTAGCAATATAAGATTTTTAAATAGAATAGATATGGAACTGAAAAAATTAAAAATACAAGTAAGGTTTGCGAAAGATCGGAAACACTTATCACCTAGAAAACAAGAAATTGTAATTAAAAAAATAGACGAAATCGGGCGGCTCCTGGGTGGCTGGATTAAGTCTTGTAAAAAATAAATTTTAGGGCTAAGGGCGCTGGTCGCTGGCGGGAATCGGAACAACGGCTCCAACTGTGGGTCGCGCACGCTCAACTTGAACAATGAGCCTTCCAACGTGAACACTAATATTGGCTCCCGCGGCGCCTGTGCTCATCTAAAAATTTATCAGACAGTATGGGGTCAAGGCCTCTGCTGCAGTGTTCAAAAAGATGAACAGGCCTTTAGTCCTTCCTGAGATACATTTTGTCCCTCCAGGAAAACATATGAATTACTAATTAGATAGCAAGTAGTGAAATATCGAAAGCTGTCACGATTAGTTATGAGCCCACTCTTATTTGAGTGGGCTTGAATATTTCACCTAATATATAGAGAGTGGTGATTATTTATTCCTAAGACAGTCAAAAATTTGTTTGAGAAAATTACTGATTATCATAATTTAGAAAAAGCAACTGGAAATGCTCAAAAAAGAAAAAGATACAAACCCGAAGTACTAAAGTTTAATTATAATTTAGAGAGAAATCTTATTGAAATACAGAATGAATTGATGTGGAAGACATATGAACAGGGAAAATACAGGCAGTTTTATGTTTATGAGCCAAAGAAAAGACTGATCATGGCCTTGCCTTTCAAAGACAGAGTGGTCCAGTGGAGCATTTATCAAAATCTTTACCCTATATTTGATAAAACATTCTATAGATATAGCGGAGCCTGTCGCAAAGGAAAAGGTACTCATTTTACTGCATATCAGCTGCAGGACAAGTTAAGAATAATGGACCGCAAGCCGGGAGAGACATATTTTTTGAAAGCTGATGTATCAAAATATTTTTACAGAATTGTGCATAAAAGATTATTTCAGTTAATTAAAAGAAAAATCAGCTGCAGAGATACCTTGGAATTAATTTGGCAGATAATCAAAAGTGAAGATGGTGAATTCGGTATTCAGTTGGGGGATCACTTCTTTGAAAATGAAAAAGTTAAAGGAATTGGCACACCAATTGGTAACCTAATGAGTCAGCTTTTTGCAAATATTTATCTTGATTTTCTAGATAAGTTTGTAAAACACACTCTAAAAGTAAAATACTATGTTCGCTATATGGATGACTTTGTAATTTTAGGAAAAGACAAAAATAAACTTCATACTATTAGACAGGAAATAGAGATTTTTCTTGCTGATTATCTCCAGCTGCAGCTTAATAATAAAACTACCGTTGGCCATGTAGATGAAGGAATAGATTTTTGCGGATATGTTTTATATCCGAGTTATAGCAAATTGAGAAAAAGCACCAAAAAGAAAATGAAAAAGCGATTTAAATATCTTAATAAAAAATACTTTGAAGGGAAGGTGGATATTGAGGATATTAATGCCAGTGTTAATTCCTATCTGGGAATTATTAAACACTGCGACAGCTATAATTTGAAAATGTCAGTGATAAGTAAATTAGATGATCATATACTGGAGCAATTGGATTTAGGCGACCGGTTAAAATTAAAAAGTTGATGTGATACACAGATAAACAAAAACTTTTGCCTTGTAGCGGGGCTGTTTTGAGGTGGAAAAACGTGAATGCGAAGTGGAGACCGTTTATAGACGAAATTAATTATTATATAGATAAGTTTTTAAATCATCCAGCAATAAAAGGCTGTTTTGCAGCAGGAGGCACAATACTGACTATGTTTTTTGGAAATATGAATGCGTCAATGCAAGGTTTTCTTGTTTTGTTAGCTATAGATTATATAACTGGGTTAACTAAAGCGAGCAAAAAAGGAAAATTATCAAGCTGGATGTCCCGCAAAGGTTGGGGTAAAATAGCAACATATTCGATAGTAATTTCTCTTGGCCACCTTGTAACTCAAATAGGGATGGCAGGCATGAGAGATTTTGTGTTATTGTGGGCTGGAGCTACCGAAGCAATATCAATTCTTGAAAATTGTGATGAGCTCGGTATAACTATTCCCACTTTTTTAAGAAAAAGATTGTTAAAAACAAAAGAAAATAAATTTGGGGAGGAGTTGGATTGAGTAGTGGACAAAATATTTGGAAAAGCGTTTGAAAAAGTATTAATAATTGAAGGTGGCTACTCTGATCATGAAAATGACCCGGGCGGTAAAACCAAGTATGGTATTACTGAAGCTGTAGCTAGGCAAAATGGTTATAAAGGAGATATGAAAGATTTAACTACCGATCAGGTCAAAGAAATTTATTATCATGAATTTTGGTTAAATCATAAGTACAACAAAATTAAAAATAGAAATATAGCAATTGAAATGTTTGACCAGGCAGTTAATATGGGGCAAGGTACTGCTAATAAAAATTTGCAGAAATCAAATAACTTACTAACAGCTGCTGATGATATTTATCCTATTGCAGTTGATGGAGTCATTGGTCCTCAAACCCTTAAAGCAATTAATGGCTGTAGCAAACCAATTGCATTGTTTAATGTGCTTAACGGTTATCAGATTAAACATTACATTAATCTTGCTGAAAATAGCAATAAATATAAAACTTTTATTGCCGGCTGGGCTAATAATCGAATTGAGATTATAAGAAAATGAATTTATTTAAGGATTGGAACATTCTTTTAAAAGATGATGATTTTCAGCAGGATTTAGTTTTCTTTTTATTAATTTCTATAATGTATATTTTTGGGCTCATTGAAAAGTCTAGTTTTGATACACTTTCAAGCTTAATAATTATGGGTGATGCTGTAAAAAAGTTGGGAAGGGGAAAGTAATGGGGCTATCTATAAGTAGAGGTGGTGATTTAACACCGGAGCAATCAACTGTAGAAGAAAACATTAAAAAAGCAAATAAATTACTCAAAAAGTATGGTGAAGAATTAGATAAACAATATATTAATGACAATGGCTATTGGGAATTTTTAATATGGCAGTATAGAAAGTTAGGTAAACCAGCTGACATGGAAGAAATGTTGTTAGATACTGCAGTAAGTTGGGGTATTAAAATATTATTCAAAGGAGGTGACTCAATGGATCTTAAAGAAATGGGTTTTGATGCAATAAAATTTATTCAGGATGAAACAGACTTAGATGATCAGCTCTATAAACGTTTAGCTGATAACATCAAAAAAGAAGTACCAGGACATTATATGGAACCAGTTGCCGGTAAAGCTTTGGAAGGTATAGGCAAAGAATTGCAGACCCCTTTAGAAACAGATAAATAGATAATTATTTAACCTCAGGTGAGAGCCTGGGGTCTTTTTTTATGCCAAAAGAATTTTAAACTTTTTGAAAATAATTTTAAGATTGTGTTATGACGGTGTTTGTGGAGGGTGTAATTTTAAAAAAATATTGTAAAAATCCTTGACAAGTGCATGCATGCATGTTATAATTAAGGTACAAGATAAGGAAAGGGGCAAAACAATGAGCAGACAAATTTGTGTATATGTTGAAGATTGGCAGTTCGAAAAATTACAAAAAGAAGAAAATAAGTCGGAAGTGGCCAGAAAAGCATTTAATTTATATTACAAAAAGGAGGAAAAAGAAATGAAAATTATTGAAACTGTAGAATTAACAAAAAGCGGTGTAAAAGCTAGTGATCAAGACAATCCGATGGCAGTTAGATATTTTAATGATAATGGAAATTTACCAGACGGAAATTTTGACGAAAACCAAATAGCTGGCGAGTGGGTGCATCTCAAAGGGCAACACACAAATTTTGAAACTTATGCTTACAGATCTATTGATAATAGCACACTTGTTCCGGTTGAAGTTTTCAAAGAAAAATTAATTAATCAAATTGCAGGTACCAGAATTACATTAACAAAAGCTGAATTAGAAGAAAAAGCAGAAATTAATGAAGTCTGGGATGAAATAGCAACCGAAAGTATTCAGGCTACTGAAGAAAAAACAATGGCTAAAGAAGGTTGGAAAGATGTAGAATTTACTGACGAATATTTATATCAGATGGAATTTACAGAAGAAGGTATAAGATATTATGAAGGCACTGAAGAGAGATATTTAGATATTCCAGTTGGAGAAGAAGGTTGGGATGAACCACAATGGTCCCCTAAAGAAATTAAAATGCTAATAGAAGGGTTAGAATAACTCAGCTTAACAGCTGGGTTTTTCTTTGTAATCCTGCACAAATCCTGCACCCAACCAGTTAATATATATTAATATACTGATTTTGGAAAAGGAAGAAAAACCCTATAATCCTTGCTATATCGTGCATTGGTTAGTATTTGTTAATAAAGGTTATTCGTATTCGCATAACATGGGATTATCCGCATAAAAACAATAAAATCTTAATATAACAGGGATTATAAAGGATAGTCAGTGCAAAATCCTGCACTAATCCTGCACTGAGAAAACGGACCCTACAGCTTTTGAAATATCATTTCTTGCTCTTTCAAAATCTTTCTTTAGAAAATGGCTGTAAGTATCAGCAGTAATTACGTAAGAAGAGTGGCCTAATAATTTTTGCAGCTCCTTAATATTTTTGTTTTCAGCCAAAAATAGAGATGCAAAAGTGTGTCGGAATATATGAGATGTGATCCAGTCAGGGAAGCCTCCAGCTTCTCTGGCTTTTCTGATTTTATTCTGTACAGTTCTAGGAGCATAATGTTCTCCATCATCTTTGCATAATATTAAATTATGGTCCTTATATTCATCGCCTAAGTGCATTTTCATTTCCTGCTGCCTTTTCCAAATACCCCGATAAAAGTTAGCCAGGCTGTCCGATATTGGTATATTTCTAAACCTATCAGCTGCTTTCGGAGTTTCCTTAAATACAGTCCCCCTGCCAGTAACATAGACAGCAACCTGTTCAACGGTTATAATCCCCTTGCTAAAGTTTAAATCCTTCCACCTGGAGCCTATCATTTCTTCAAGACACATTCCAGTATTAATAGCAATGTAACAATAATCAAATAAATACTGATCATAATCCTGAACAAACTCCAGCCATTTTTTCAACATGTCTCTATTAATTGCTTTAACTTTTTTCTTTTTCTTTGTAACTTTTCGTTGAGTTTTGCCACCAGGCTTTCTAACATTCTGCATTGGGTTCTGATAAATATAATTCATTTCATCAGCATAAGTTAGAGCAGAAGAGATGATCGCATAATGATATTGCTGAGTTTTAGTGCTTCCGCCACGCTTACGAATAGAAGTAAGATAAGACTGAATGTGAGCAGGCTGAATCTCTTTAAGCTTCAACCTGCCTAGCACCTTCAAAACTTGATGATAGAATACATTATAGTAGCGATCGTGAGTAACTGGAGACAACTGCTCATCTACATACTCATCAAACCACTTGTCGACATACTGCTTAAAAGTCATGTTAGCAAATTCCATAAGGATGCCAGTCTCTTTTTCTAATTCTTTATCTCTTGCCCACCTTTGGGCTTCTTTTTTTGTATCGAAAGTGGCGCTCTCCCTAATTTGTTTGCCGTCAGAATCCCGGCCCATATAAACAAATACTTCCCAGTTGCCAGCTTTAGTCTTTCTGGGGTCGCTTGCCATTGATTAATCACCTTCTTTTAATAGTTCTTGTCTAGTCCGCCTGACTTCTGAAATTAAAACCGCTATACTGGCGAAAAATGTACCCGAAATAAGCAATGCAATTCCAAAGCCACCAATTCCCAGAGTGCTAAAATACATCGGGAAACTAGTAGAATATAGAGCGGCATCTTGCATGCTTACAAAAGCAAGATATAAAACTAAGCCTCCACCTATCCAATTTCCAGCTACAAAAAACCAAAGTATTCCTAAAATTACATCAGTCATAATTTATCCCCCTTTTTCAAAATGATCTTGTGAGTCCAACAACTTTACCAATAATTCTTGCATCTTTACTTTTAATAAAAATTGGATCATACTTTTTATTCTCTGGCTGTAATATTACATTGCCGTTCTGCTTAAAAACTCTCTTTAAAGTGGCATCATGAGCATTAACCATGACAACAGCTATTTCTTTATGATTAACATCGCTTTGCCTTTTTACTAAAACTAAGTCTCCTTCATATATGCCAGCTCCGATCATACTATCACCCGAAACTTCTAAATAAAAATACTGACCATCTTTAACTTTTTCGGAAGGAACTTTTTCATATCGCTTTATGTTCTCCTCGGCTAATACAGGTTGGCCAGCTGCAATTGAGCCAAGTACAGGGATTTCCTCAAAATCTTGATAACCATCAACTTTTTTATGCTTTGGTTCATCATACCCAAGCAACCAAACGGGGTTTACATTAAAATAATCTGCAATAACTTTCACTGTTGGAATTTTAGGGACCATTTTATTATTTTTATATCTAGAAATAGTTGCTGCAGATAAATCAGTAATTTCGGCCAAAACGTCTAAATTTATATCCTTTTCTTTAATCAGCTGGCTTAATCTCTCAGCAAAAACTTCACTTTTCAATTTATTATCTTTCATTTTTACACCTCCAACTATTAATAATGTAATTATATTATAATACTTACCATTGCATTTTGCAAGAATAAATTAAAAATTATAAGAAAAAATTGCGAAAAGTATTGACAAGTTTTTTTAGTTATGTTAGTATTTTAATTAAGAATTACGAAACGCAAAAAGGAGGTGGCGGTTTTGGCTGATTATACAAAAATGTGGGAATTGAAAAGAAAAATAAAAGAAGAAGGATATACTTATGAAAAATTAGGCGCTGAAATAGGTATGGGCTCTAATACTCTAAGTGATAAGTTGAATGGTAAATCAACTTTTACTATTGATGAAGTCCAGAAAATTGTTGAAATTTTAGATATTAACCCAAGGGAAATTCCTAAATATTTTTTTAGTTTATAATTACGTAACGCAATAAAGAGGTGAAAAACATGAAAATTAATATTAATAAAATCCAAGTTAAAGACCGGATCAGAAAAGAATTTGGGGATATAGAAGAGCTTGCTGCAGATATTAAGAAAAATGGACTCATTAATCCAATTACAGTTGTTGAAATTAATAACAAATATAGATTAATTGCAGGCGAAAGAAGATTGAGAGCTTGCAGAAGTCTAGGTAAAGAAAAAGTAAAAGTTAATGAAATATCTGTTGACGATGCTGAGCAGGCTTTAAGAATTGAAATTGCAGAGAATGAAAACAGAAAAGATTTCACTTTTAGCGAAAGACTAGAATGGGCTGAAAAGATTGAAGAGATTGAGAAAGAGAAGGCTAGAAAAAGAAAAAAGGTTGCTTTAACTCAAAACACCGACCCGGAAAATTTTCCGGAACGGGAAAAGGGCGATTCTAGAGATAAGGTAGCTCAAAAAGCTGGTTTTGGCAGCGGAAGGAATTATTCCAAGGCTAAATTTATTGGCAAAAATGCTGATGAAGAATTAATAAAAGAACTTGATGAAGAACAGATCAGTATTCATGGGGCTTACCAAAAACTAAAAAAAGAAAAAGAGCAGCTGGAAAAGAAAAAGGAGATGCTTGAGCAACGAGCTGAGCGGATTGGTGAGATGTATGAAAAAGAAAAAAGGGAAAAAGAAGAACTTGAAAGAAAAGAGCCGGAAGTAATCGAAAGAGTTGAAGAAGTTGAGGTTGTGCCGGAGGATGTTCAAAAAGAGATTGATGAGCTCAGAGAAAGAGCCGGAGACTTAGAAGAATATAAAGCTGATATCAAAAACTATAGAGAAAAGAAGAAAAAAGTCGATGAAGAATTAAATGAACTTCTGGAATACAAAAGGAGATTAAAAGAAGAAAACGAGCTAATAGCCAAAAGGGCAGAAATTGTTCAAGGTGTCAGAAGCAAGATTAATAAAATTATTGATGAAAAAGGAAGCCTGGAGCAGCTGCTAAAAAAAGATGTTGAGTTAAGAAGTGTTGATCTATATAACATCAATGAAATGGCTGATTCTTTAACTGAAATAGCTCAACTCATTTACGAATATGTAAATTCCCAAAATCAAAATAAGGAAGGTGAGATAGTAGATGTCTAGCACTTATGAGATTATTCAAAAACAGCGCAAAGAGAGAAACCTGCTGCAGAGAGAAAAAGAAGCTGAAGAAAGATATTTACCGGTCCTTGAAATGACTCTCAGAGATACCTGCAGGACTAAAATAGGTAGACAAAATTACAGAAGCATTGCCAGTCAGCTAAATAGCTGGATTAAAAGTCTATCAAAAGAGCAAAAAAGAAACAAATTATTTTTTGTTGAATTAGACACCGCCATTGAAGAATTCAAAAGTCATGTTTTAGAAAAGTATAAATCAAATAAAAGCCAGAGAAATAAATTTGAGTCATTATTTTCTCAAGAAGGTTACATTAAAGATTGTCGAAGAATTTTGGCTCACAAAATCTACGATTATAAAACTGATCAGTCATTAAATAATCCTGATAATGGTTTTTTGAGTGCTACAGCTTATAGAGTTGCTATGACTAATCATTTAGAAAGGGAGCTTAGAAAGCTGGCTCATGAAGGAATGGCTTCCACAATTAAGAAATTGAATGCTCCCAGACTACCAGATGATATAGAAAAAATGGTTATAGATAATTTTAAAAGATTATTTGTTAACTATTTAGATGAATTTATGAGCGTCCAAAAGCAAAATTTATTATCTGATTCAGACAGACCGGACTTGCTAAATTAAGGAGGAAATAATGGATATATTGGATTTTGAAATAACCACAGATGAAATTCAAGCAGTTGGAATGGTTGAAAAAGTTAATGTATTTTTAAAAGAAAATGATATTTTGCAGCTAGATAATTTTGAATTTAAAAATGCCACTAGAATAGAACTTGATAAATACAAGGATTGCGACGGATTTAATAGAGCTTATATTTATGAAGGCGAAAATCAAATCGGATTACTCAGAGTAGAAAACAGACTTTTTTTAGAAAAGATTGCCGACGTAACAAATAAAGATACTGGAGATAAAGGCAGGTTAATTAATTTAACAGAAAATAAATTTGAAATTAACGAGTTAAATGAAATCTAGGCAGGTGAGAAAATTGGGTATAACTATTAAGGCTAGAGAAATTTTAAAAGAAAAGATAGAAGAAGAGAGAATGAAGCTCCCTTTTGCTTTAACTGCTAATCATTTATCTGAACTTTTGGGAATCAGCAAAAGAAAAGTTTATGATGCATTAGCAGCTGGAGATATACCAGGGGCTAAGAAAATCAATCAGTCCTGGCGGGTGCCGAGAGATACGTTTTTAAGTTGGTTTTATGGAGAAGAAGTAATAAATAAAAAGCCGTTTAAAGATATGAGGAGGGTAAAATAAATGGAAGAAGTTTTAATCAAAATGTTCAAAAATTTCAACAAACAATCTAAAGTCACTTACTATGTTGATCCAGTCGAAAAAGAAGTTAGATATTCAGACGGAAAGCACTCACATCCAATTACTGAGGTAGAGCTGGTAGAAAGTGCTGCAGATACCGGAGAAGGAATTATATTCTTAGAGGCTGGGGATAGTATTAAGTTAACGGCTGCTGGCCCGGAGGTGTAGATAATGACAAAATTAGAACAAATAAAGAATCAATTAGAACTGGCGAAAAATAAAAAAGTTACTGAAAGCCTTGAAGAATGGATGGAAGGCTATATAGACGGACTAAAAAGAGCAATTGAAATTATAGAGGAGGAAAACTAATGCCAATTTTAAACTTAATAGCGAGGGGCATCATAATAATTGGATGGTTATTCATTATATTTGTGGCTGCTCCTCTCTTTTTTGCAGACTGCAGAAGTTATTGGGAAGAATACAGAAAAAGCTCAACTGAGGGCAAATCAGCTGAGCAAGTTAAGAAAAAACAATCTAACTATAATATATCAGAATTTAGAAATATTAACAACCTGGAGCGATGGAAATGATGACAATTAATAAAAAAATAGCATTTAGCTTTATGATCATGATTCTATCAATTGGAATTGCGGCCGGAACTGTTTTAACAGCCGACGAATATTTGGATAATCTCGTATCAAATGAGCAGACGATTGAGATTAAGATACAAAAGGCTATTGAAAAGAAGATTGACGAGAAAGAGGCAAATATGGAACTTTATGAGGCAATTTATTTTGATAAGGAATTAGGCCAGACAATGTATTTCTTTTTCAGGTCTGATGATAATCCATTCTGGCGGGCAAATGAAATACTAGAGAAAGAAGAAATTAAGTTTAGTAATCTGAGGTTGAGAAAATCAAAACTATTAGAGGAGGAAAGACCTAATGAAAATTAAAAAAGCAATTAAGGAATTAAAGAAAGGCGATCTACACTGCTGGAGGGAAGATGAAAGAACTTACTGGGTAACAGACTCTTTTTTATTAGTCAAAATGAACCAGAAACAGTTTAATTTTTTCAAGAGTAAATATTCATCACTTAAGAGAAATGCGTACATTCCTGATCTGGAAGTTGGGGAAAAATGTTCGACTTTTGGAACGATGTTAAATGATGGTGGCCCGGACTTTGAAAAATTATTTGCAACTCTAGATAAATATAGGCCAGCTGAAGTATCGGACTTTATATTTGACAATGACAAAAGAATTTATCATTCAGGCGTTTTTGTG